AAGGAAGTCACCTTCCCCAACAGCTTGCTTTATTTCTTTACGAAAGTTCCGTGATGGTCTCATCAAACACCGCTCCCTGCATTATTGTCCATAGCAAAGCTATTGGACTTCTGCATATTAGCTTTTGCTGTAAGAACAGCTAAGTTATTCTCGACATGTAATCCTGACACATTGTCACCTCTTAACGGAATAATGTGGTCTACATGCCAAGACTGATACTCACCCTTACCTGTAAACCCACTTGTAGCTTTATTTAACCATGCGCAAGTTTTATATACAGCTTTGATTGCTAAGTTGTCAGACCATCGAACTGTACGCTCATCCTTAGCTGCAAGTCGTTTAGCTTCACTAGCTCTACAACTATCAGGGTTCTTACCTCTCCAAGCTTTGTGATAAGCCCTAACTCTTGTGATGTTTCTTGCTCTACGAGCATTTTGACAAGCATTAACCCTATCTTTATTCTCACGCGCCCACCTACATGTACGTGCGCTTATACTTTCTTTATTCGCTTCACGGTAAATCTTGTCCACCTTCCGATGATGAGCCTTAACATCAGGGTTGATATTATATTTAACAGCTTCTGAACTACGGCATTCATTACACGCAGCTTTCAACCCATCTTTAGAGTTTGAATCCTTATGGAAATAACCCTTATCCTTAATCACCTTACATCGGCAACATTGTTTATCAGGCTTATCGGGGGAGTTGTATGTAACAAACTTTGTCTTACGGCATGGTTTACATGAATAATATAACCCATCAGAAGCTGGAGAATGCTTGTGAAACATACTCTTAGGCAGAGTCTCTTTGCATCGACAACAATGCTTCATTAGTAAGCCCCTGCTGCTTTAGGCTCAAATGCGCCGCCGCTGTGTTGGACATTTGGTTGTACACTCATGTTATCTTCACCTGTTACACCACCGGCATCCTGCTGTACTTGGTCATTAGAGGCTTGTTGCTGTGGGTTCTGTAGGATTGCTTCTGGGTCTAAGCCATTGGCTTCCAGCATTGGGGCAATGATAGGATAGTAATTAGCCTGTGGACCATACACACTCTGTAATACAGCCGCCATATTAGAAGCTTGGCTAATGGAAACATCCTTAGCTGCTTGCTGTGCGCCTGCACCCACTGTAACCTTATATGCACCCTTGATAGCTTCAATATAGGCATCTTCAACCTGTACACCAGCTTCTTCTGCTGCACGCTCAAACATTTCTATTGGGGCTGCTTGCTTAATCATACGAATAAGCTTGCGAACAACTGGCTCAGCAAACGTCATACGGAACATTGCAGCATCCAAACCAACTGCCATATCACTATTAACTGCTGACATCTTCGATTCTGTAGCTGTGTTAGCACCCTTAGCCACACCACCAAAGCGAACATTGCTCTCAGCAACCAAACGCTCCATATCATCAACTGTAGTTTTCTCTTCATTGTAACTAGATGCTGTAACATCAGGTGGGGTATCCCACCATACGCTGTTTCTATTACGAACAACTGTAACTTTGCCTGAGTAAGACCGTGACAATGTAGCTGGGTCTACACCTGCATCAGCTGTCATAAACTTCTCTCTATTCAATACAAGAGCTACGTTATCCCTACGTTGGTTACGAATAGCATTCGCTTCAATCTGTAAATGCTCCAATCTTTCTGGCATTGCACGACTAATCACCTCATGGGGTTCTGCGTATATGCGTCCAACGCCAAATGGCCACGGGTCAGAACCGTCTTGATTAGAAATATCAATCTCTAATATCTCTGGTTCTTCCAATAGAAGGTCGTGTCGTAGCGAAACCATACGCATTGGCTTAAACTCTCCGTCACTATCCTCTCGCCAAGAATATGTTTCCCATATTTCTAGCAAGCCATTATCAATGTTTGTATCATCAACTGTCGTGTTACCAAATGCACTACGCTCTGCCTGTAATAGTGTATTCGTTGAGAATGTATCACCTGTTTTGAAATGTCCTTCATCAATCTCAGGCCATGCCCCATCAGCGTGCATACGTGTTGCATAAGCTTTGTCTCTCCAGCGGCGAATAACAGCAAAACGTGCCTGTCCAATCTCATCCCAGCCAATCGAAGGGTCAATACGCATATCTTCTGGCGGTAAGATTTCCAATGTAGCATGGGAATATACTAGGTTTTCTACAACTTCACCTGTATCTGTAGTTGTTTCATCAGCAACCCTATCCCAATCCATGATGTAGGGTGCAAAATTGTATGTTAGAGCGTTGTGTGAGTCATTGATAACACTTGATTTCCAGTTAATACCAGCATTACTCATGTAATGATTACACAAAACCTCCATAATCATTGAGCCTTCTTTGGTGGAATTGAGTGTAGGCTTCAAACTTACGGGGTTTTCACTACCAAGAGAAGCGATATAGTCAGCTTGTTTCCTGTTATGGAAGCTTTCAATCTTAGGAATAAACAAATTAGACTGTCCAGCCTTACGTTTGGTTACATGCCTGCTCTGAACTAGGCGTTTATTCTTAGCCCATCGTGCTTCTGCTTGGTTATGGAGGACAGAACTGGTTTCCCAAATCTGTTCAATCTCTGCTAGTAGCTCTAAATCGTCCATCTAATACCCCACAACACTGTCATATTCTTGACTCCACTCATCTTCGTGTGGATTGTACGCTTTATACCGCTTGTTTGGGGTTTCTGCAAACCTTATCGACATAACGGCATAACGCATTGCGTCCAAAGCATCATCAAACTTCTTGACAATACGTCCTTCTTTCCGGTGGTACATACGCAACTCTTCAATGATGGGTAGCAAGTTAGAGAAAACCTTTAACCTTCCACTCTTCATCCTATCAAGGATGTGCATAAGCCCTGCTTCAACACTATTATTACTCTTATTTGTAACTGGGTCAGGTGGATTAGAGAACTTCTCAGGAAGCATTTGTAAGCCTTCCTCTGCATACATTTGACTAAGTGTTGCACCAGAGGTTTTATCATGCACTAAGCCATCATGCGGCCATGCACAAGGGAACTCAGCACCACCACGATGTTTAATATCACTGGCAATAGGAATAGGGGTTTCACCTTTCTTAGTGTAGCAGTCATAAATATATATCACATCTGTATCCCTATCCCAAGCTGTAGCAACCCAAGCTGTAGGATGGTCATACCCAAAATCAAGCCCCCCAATCCGCACCCAATGGTCAGGAATCTCCATGGGAGCAATCATAATGTCATCTTCTGTAACTGGATATACTAAGCCACTCCCCATAACTGGAATGCCCTTAGAACGCATTTCACGTTCATGCTTAGGCATTGCAGAAAGAAGCTGCTCTTTAACCTTTCCTTTAATGTGAGGGGCATCGTCCCATGTGGCATTCATAATAAACTGCCCATCTTTTAGGTCATTGGTAAATTGGTTCACAACATCTGTTACACCATTTTCAGGCGTGAACGTCATGTAAATCATGCCATCCCTATCAACAATGGAGCGAATAGCCTGTGAATAGATTTCTTGTGGAGGCTCTTCATCAAGCCAAACTAGGTCATTACTTGTACCCATCCAAGCTTCTTTACCAGCTTCGTAACTCTGGAACGTCACCTTACTTGTACCACCGCTAATATGCTTAACCAAGAGAACACTAACTGCATCAGGAATACCTGCTTTACGGCTTGTACGAATAATGCAATCCCTTGGCACTGTACCTGAACCCTTAGCTGTAGGGTCAGACGGCTCACCAAGAAGAGCTGCTTGTACAATTTCAACAACCTTCTGGTTCGTTGTTCCGCCAGCAATCATACTTATCTCTTCTGTATATTTATGCCCTTCCCACCAATCAGGATATAACCCTGTTAAATGGAAAGCTGCCTCAGCACCACCACTGTATGACTTGCCGATTCTGTTTGCGGCCATCAGAAGCCGTTGCTTATTCTTATCCGAGGAGGCATGAAACCTCTTTTGGTAAGAATAAGGCTCATAATACTCAAGAGCATTGTATCGCTTTCTCTCTTCTTTCTGAGAAAGCAACTCAATCATCTGGAGCTTTTCCTCTTTGCTGAGGGAGGCTATATCAACCATTACTCGTCTTCTTTACTGTCTTCTGCCTTACTGTCTTCTTGTTCTGGCTGTTCCACTTCTATTGTAATGCCTTTACCGCAATGAGGGCATTCTATTTCTTGCTTGTCTTCACTCTTGCTCTCTGTGTCCATGGCTTTCTTCATACCACTAGCCATATCACCATTGCCATTCTTTTCCTGCATTTTCTGTACAGCTTTCTTTAGCATGTCATTCATTCAAGCTCTCCTGTATTGGAACAATATCTATTGCACCCTTATTCCTATTAAGCAACTTAACAAGCTCTGCATCAATCTGCTCATCTGTCTTATGTGTAATTACCACTTCTTTGCGCTCAATACCAGCAATGCCACTAATAGAAAGAACCTGCTCAACAGCCTTCATCCTAACCATACCATTCCTGTCACTAAGACATTTCCCAAGCGTATCAATAGCATTAGGCATTAGGCAAGCAATAGCGTCATAGCCCCTCTCTGTAATCAAGGGAGCAAGCCTCTTCTTTAATGTACATCCCATAACCCTAGAAGAACTAGAAGCATACCCAGCCTTAATAGCAGCTTGACTAGCATTACCACTAAGAAGGAAGTTATCCAACCAAAGAAGCTCTTTCTCCTTTGCCTGCTCCATACTCGTACAAACCCTCATTTACCAAAACCAAGCTTAACAATCTTCAAGCTATCATCCTTACCCTCTTCATCATTAACCTGCTTAAGCTTCAATATAGCATCACTCAACTCATCAATACTACTGTCATCCATACCCTCAAATAGCTTCTGACCCAGCAGCTTAAACAACTCATCATTATTATGACTACTTTCTTCTTCTGCAAACATATTATTCTCCTTCGATTATTATTACCCTGTAAAATTTATTAAGTGAAGTATCATACTACTACTATATATATAAGAGGACTACCCCCTCTTATCTTATCTTATATATAATAATACATACAATATATATATTCTATATATATAATATATATTATTATTGAAATGTAGAGAATATGGAATGTACTGGGAAGGGAGAGGACTATGTTTTATGTTCTATGTTTTATCTTTTATCTTTTAGATGCTTATCTTCTTACTACTATTTTGTTTCTTATCATCTTGATGAATATGTTACATAATTAGTAACGCTTATTATATATATATGGAGATTAGCTATACATGTTACTCTCTAACAGTCCCTAATGAACTACGTTCATTATAACACCCTCTCGTTTGTCCCAAACAACACGAATCAGGCTAGTGGTATATTGACTATGTGTACAGTATTATATAACTGCTATTACATAAGTTATTGTTTTATATATGTATATTAGTATATGGTATATGTATATTTGGAGTTGAATAGGCAGCTCTTTCGTCTCTTTTCATGCAATAATACATTGTTGTTCTCAATAATTGTTTAGGTATTTTGCCCTTGTGTATGTTTATGTTTCCGTAGCACTTGCCAGAACCATTGAATCGAAGCATGTAATTCCTTCACACAGTCTAACACGCTTAAGCATGTCAGCCTGCCTTACAGGTACAATGCAGCCTACGGAAGCCATACAGCTCATTACATGGCTCTTTAGGGATGCTTCTTTTGTTTCCTTATGCTTTAGATTGTTTCTTTTGTTGTGCTGTCTGCCTTGCATTGTATGTGAGATAATCACACGCTTTTTAATCAATGTGGCAAGAGCCACAAAAACAAGAAACATACGGAGAACAAAATGACAAAACAATTAAAGCTTGAGAACAACAACGGTTTATTATTCCCTGCTAAGGGTGGTACAGCTACAGGAGCTATTCGGGT